CCAAACACACCGTATAACATTTGGGTGTGTGGTAAAGTGCGGTCATGCCCCAAAGTAGCAAGAAGCCGCATGGTAACACGAAGTTTACGGAAGATAAACGCAAGGAGTACCTTGATTATTTGCGTCGTGGGAATTTAAAGTTTGAGGCTGCCCGTATGGTGGGGGTGTCTTATCGTACGGTTGAGCGTCGTAGGGCGGATGATGAGGTGTTTCGTTTGGATGAGTCTCGGGCGTTGGCGGAGTCTCGTGAGGGTGTGGAGAAGGTGTTGCGGGATATGGCGTTGCAGGGGGATTTGGGTGCGATTAAGTTGTGGTTGACGGCGCATGACCGGTCGACGTATGGGGAGAAGCGGCAGTTGGAGATTGATGCTACGCCGGATGCGTTGGCGTTGGGGCAGGCGGAGGCGTTGGCTCGGGTTGCGGAGTTGCAGACGGAGTTGGCTAAACGTGCGGCCCGGTTGGATGCTGATGATGTGATTGATGTTTCTGTTCGGGAGTTGGGGGGTAGTGATGTCTGAGGCTGGTCACCGGTATACGTTTGGGTTTGTTTCTTCGGGGGTTTGTTCGAGGTGCGGGTCTTCTGCTCATTGGACGTTGCATTGTCCTGAGCGGGATGTGCGGGATGTGCGGGATGAGCGGGAGAAGCGGTAATGGATCCGGCGGCTAGGGCGTCGGTTCTTTCTATTCCTGCGGAGCATTTGGCGGCGGCGAAACCTGATGAGGTTGCGTTGTATGCTCGGGCGTTGGAGTTGCATGGGCAGTTGTTGTCTCCGTTGGATTATGCGGAGACGGTGTCTGGCGCTAAACGGTATGGGCATGTTGCGTTGTTGAATTCGTGGCTGGTTGCGTTGTTGGATGGCCGGTTGTATTTTGATGGGCCGGGTCCTAAGGCGGTTCCTTCGGCGGATGGGGAGTTGGATGATGAGGGGCGGCCGTTGTTGGTGCACCCCACCCGTGGGGATCGGCCGGTGTTTAATTTGGCTATTTCTATGCCGCCTCGTCATGGTAAAAGTTTTTTGGTGAGTGAGCATTTGCCTGCCTGGTTTTTGTCTAATTATCCTGAGTATGGGTGTTTGTTGGCGTCGTATGAGGCGACGTTTGCTGCGTCTTGGGGCGGTAAGGTTAGGGATCATATTTCTAATCATCCAGAGTTTGGTATTGAGGTTACGGGCGGTCGGGCTGCGTCTAAGATGCAGTTTGATTTGGAGGGGCATCGGGGCATGATGAAGTGTGCTGGTGCGGGTGGCCCGTTGACTGGTTCGGGTGGTCATTTGATTATTGTTGATGATCCGGTGAAGAACGCTGAGCAGGCGATGTCTAAGATTGAGCGGGATAAGTTGTTGGATTGGTGGCATTCGACGTTGTATACGCGTCGTGAGCCGTGGGCGGATGGGACGCCTGGGCGTGTGGTGGTGATGTCTACTCGGTGGCATGAGGAGGATTTGCATGGGCAGCTGGTGCCGGATGTTCCGTCTGCGGGTGACCGGTGGGCTGTGTTGAATTTGCCTGCGTTGGCGGTGGAGGATCGTCCTTGCCCGTTGGGTCGCCGGCCTGGCGAGGCGTTGTGTCCGTCTCGGTTTTCTGCTTCGGAGTTGCGGGAGACTCGTGATACGTCTGCTGAGGGCAAGATTTGGTTTGAGGCGTTGTATCAGGGGAACCCGTCTCTTGATGAGGGCAACATTATTAAGCGCCCGTTTTTGTATTACGATTTGGTGGGCGGGGTTTATTCGACGACGGATGAGCATGGGGCTACGGCGTTTGTTGAGGAGGTGGAGTGTTACCGGTTTGGGACGTTGGATGTTGCGGGTACGGACACGAAACGTAGCGACTATACGGTGTTGGTGGTGATGGATGTTTCTAAGGAGAACCCTCGGCGTGCGTTTGTGCGTGCGGTGGAGCGGGTGCGGATCACTACGGAGCATCACGAGAAGCATGTGTTGGATTGGTATGAGCGGTACGGGTTGCAGGCGTTGCATGTTGAGGATCGGACGTTTGGTACGAATCTGATTCGGCGGCTGATTGGTGTGCCGGGTGTGGTGGTTCAGAAGTTGAAGGCGGATACGTCTAAGGTGATTCGGGCGTTGCCGGTGCAGTATGAGGTGTTGAACGGGATGTTGTGGTTTCCGAGGGACGCCGAGTGGTTGCAGGAATTTGAGAGCGAGTTGACGAAGTTTCCGAACACGACGCATGACGATCAGGTTGATGCGTTGGGGTATGCGGTGCAGGTGTACAAGAATTTGCCGCCGTGGATTGAACGTAAACGTGATCCGGTTACGCCGGAGGAGAAGGCGCAGGCGCACATTGCGGAGTTGGCGGGTCGGAACCGGCGGGGCCGGAAGCGGCTGCCTGGGGTTGGGCGCTGGTAGTGCTATGATTGTGAAAACCCCCGAGCGCACTGGAGGCGCATGATGGCTACCCCAAATTACGAGTACAGTCCTACTGAGGTTGAGTGGAGTATTCAGCCGAACTATACGCCTGCGGATAACGAGGGCACTCACCGGTGCGCGATGTCTGGGTTTAATAAACGGCCGGGCGAGGTTGTGTATCGGGGTCAGCACGTTGACGAGTGGTACGGGTTTTTTACGATTGGTCAGGATGCGGCTGAGCAGTTGGCTCGGCTGGTTGGCTGGATTGATCCGGACACGTTGGTGATGACGCCGGATGAGGCGTTGGAGGCTGAGGTGATGGAGTTGCGTGGGCAGGTCGCTGAGTTGGAATCTCAGCTGGCGGCGGTGCGTGAGGTGGCTCGATGATTTGGGCTGTTGCGGTGCTGGTTGTTGCGGTGATTGTTGAGGCGGCGTTGGGCACTTGGTTGTCTGCGAGGTTTCTTCGGGAGTTGCGAGATTCGCACGCTGCGGCGTTGCAGGTCAACGGCGAGAACGATGCCCGCCGTGTGTTGCAGAAGCGCGATGTTGATGAGCAGGCGAAGCAGGCGTTGGAGTTTCAGAAGGAACTGATTCAGTCGGGAGGGTTGTTTCCTGACCCGGAGGCTCGTGCGAAAAAGCCGCACGGCGTGTAGGTGATAGGATTGTTCTATGGCTGACGCTGACTCTTCTTCAAAGACGTTCGAATCTAATCAGGGTGTTAATGCTACGGCGGCTGACGCTGCGGTCATTAACGACTTGTATTGGAAAGCTACTCAGGGTATCCGTACGGAGCTGCGAGATTACTGGCTGAACACTGCGTTTCTGTCCGGGTATCAGTGGCTGTTTTGGTCTGAGGCGTCTGGCCGTCTAGATCAGTTGCCGGAGGACCCGGAGCGGGTGCAGGCTACGGTGAACCGGTTGGCTCCGAATACTCGCACGATCATTTCTACGTTGATGCAACGTGAACTGATGTTTGAGGTTCCGCCGTCTGCTGCGGACGACAGCCATGTGCGGGGTGCTCGCCTTGCGGAAACGATTTGCCGTGCTGTTGCTCACGACCATAATTGGGAGGAGCTGCGGGAGAACGCGTTGGCTGCGGTGTGGGCGGGCGGCACTGCCGCAATGTGTGTTGATTGGGACCCGGACGCTGCCGAGATTTTGTCTGACGACACGCAGGGTTCGCCGTTGGGTAAGGGCGACACCTACGAGGAACATTTGAACATTAGCCAGTTTGTTGTTGAGCCTGGCTGCCGGTACCCGGAGAAGGCCCGGTATTGGATTAAGGCTGTGGGGTTGCCGCCGCAGCAGGTGAAAGACATGTTCGGGTTGGAAGACACGCCGGCGTCTGATGCGACGTCTGGGCTGGCTCCGTTCCAACGCAAGTTGATGTCTTTTGATCGGGGCGGCGATTCTAACATTTCTGACATGACGTTGGTGTTGACGTATTATGAACGTCCGAACCCGTCGTGCCCTGAGGGTAAGGTTTGTACGATCGTTGACGACAAGGTCGTGTTCGAGTCGGAGTGGCCGTTCCCGTTCACTGACCGGCTGAATCTGGTTGTGATGCGTGAGACGTTGCGTGAGGGCCGGTGGACTGGGGAGACGGTGTTGACTCAGGCCCGCCCGTTGCAGACGTTGTTTAACGTGAGCTGGTCGTCTATTGCTGAGCACATGAAGCTGGCGGGTAACGCCCGGCTACTGGTTCCGTATTCGTCTATTGAGATGATGGATAATCTTACGGATCTGCCCGGCGAGATGGTGCCGTACAATGACAGTTTGCCGGTGAAGCCGGACTATTTGTCTCCGCCGCAGATGCCGGGCTGGTGGATTCAGCAGCCTGACCGGTTGGCTGAGCAGATCGACGACATCATGGGTGTGCATGACATTTCTCGTGGGTCGGCTCCGGCGAACATCGAGTCGGGGTTTGGTTTGACGATTCTTGCTGAGAAAGATTCGACCCCGATCGGGCGGTTGACGAAGGAAACTGGTCGGGCGTTTGGCCGGTTGGCGTCGATGGTGTTGGCGATTTACGAAGACAAGACGAAGGCGATGAAAACGTCTCGCCGGTCTACGGTTCGCATCCCGGGTAACGCTCCGATTGATGTTCAGTGGAACGGTAAGGATTTGCGGGGGCAGACGACGGCGATCGTGCCGGAAGAAGCGATCATGCCTCGGTCTCGTGCGGCTTCTATGGAGTTCGCTAAAGACATGCTGATGACGTACGGCCCGGAGCAGATCACGCCGGCGACGTTTATTGCGTTGGCTGAGTTGCCGAACGGGCGAGATTTGTTGTCGGTTACGTCTCCTGACGTTGATCGTGCCCGTAGGGAGAACGCCCATTTCGGGTTGGGTCGCCAGTCGGTTCCGTACTCGTGGGATAATCACAAGGTCCACATTGAGGAACACAACAAGTTTCGTAAGACCGTCGATTATGAGATGTTGTCTGACGAAGACAAAGAGATGATTGCGGAGCACATTCAGGCGCACGCTACGATGTCTGCCCGTGAGATTGGCGATGCCCGGATGCGTACGAACCTTGACCCGGCGTTGGGTGAGGCAGCTACGCAGGGGGCGTTGGACGGGCTAGGAATGCCTGGTCCGACGCCTGAGTCTGCCGCTTCTGATATCATGTCGTTGATGCAGCAAATGGGCGGAGCCGTCTAATATGCTAGCATAGTGCTAGTCCCCTACATGAACCCAGGAGGTTCTCATGTCAGATACCCCACCGCCTGAAGCTGCGGCTCGTGCCGCTGCGGAGGCGGCAGCTAACGCCCCGGTTCCTGAGGCTCCTGAGCCTGAGGAAATCGAGGAGCTGCCGGAGGGCACGGACACGTTTGATCGGTCGTATGTTGAGAAGTTGCGGTCCGAGGCCGCTAAGTGGCGTACCCGTACCCGAGATTTTGAATCAAAGTTTGAAGGCTATTCGGAAGCGGAGCAGGGCGAGTTTCTGCGTCTGGCTTCTATGTTGAATGATCCAAGTAAACAAGCAGACGCTTTGGAGCAGTTTCGGGGCGTCACTGACCGTCTAGCTAAGCAGCTGGGCCAGGAGGCATTTCCCGTGCAAGAGTCCCCAGAACCGGCGCCTGCTGCGTCTTCGTCGGCGCTGACGGCTGAAGACGTTAGTCGTCTGGTCGAGGAGCGGCTGGCGGAGGCACGGCAGCAGCAACAGCAGCAGTCGGATGTTGAGGCTGCGTTTTCGGAAGCGGAAGCGCTTGCCCCGGGTTACGCTGACCCTGCCGCTAAAGCTCATCTGTTTGCGGTAGCGCAGAACCGTAACGTGTCGTTGGAGAAGGCTCACGAAATTATCCAGGGCCAGTTGCAGGAGGCGATTGACCAGGCGGTTGAGGCGCACATGGACGGGTTGCGTACCGGCAAGCACGCCCCGAAGTTGCCTGCGGCTGACGGCACGAACGTGCTGGATCAGGGACCTCCGAAGACGTTGGAGCAGGCTCGTGCCCGAGCCGAGGAGCGGTTGCGGGCGGCCGGGTACCAGTAACGGACTTGAGCTTAACGTAAGCAGAGGACCCCCGCTTCGGCGGGGGTCTTTTCATTTATGGTACACTTTGTGTAGTGACGTCTTCTGGCTGGACCGGCGAGGCGGCACGGCATCAGAGCGACGGCTGGACCTAGCTCACCTCCGCCGAGGGTTGATCCCGAAGCACAGCAAACCTATTACTCATTCAATCCCTCCGGGGAGAAAGCAAAGGAACAGCCATCATGGCTCTAGACTTTACAGCAGCTGATGCCGCCCTCAAGGACGATTATCAGCCCGCAATTCGTGAGCAGCTCAACAATGCAACAATGCTGCTTGCTCAGATTGAAACCAATACCACTGACGTTGAAGGCAGCGAAGCTGTCATCTCGCTGCACACCGGCCGCAACAGCGGCGTTGGTGCCCGCGCCGAGTCCGGCACTCTGCCGAGCGCCGGCAGCCAGGCATACACCACTGCCCGTGTCCCGGTCAAGTTCAACTACGGCCGTCTTCAGGTTACCGGTCCGATCATCGAAGCGATGAAATCGAACCGTGGTTCGTTCACTCGTGCCATCGACTCTGAGTCGAAGGGCATCGTGCAGGACCTGAAGCGTGACGTAAACCGTCAGTGCTACACGCCGAACTCTGGCGTTATCGGCACCGTCGTTTCGGTTGCTACTAACACCATCACGTTTGGCACTGAGGCTGAGGTTCGTCGCCTCGAAGTCGGCAACAGCTACGACTTCTACGACGGCGATTACGCTTCGGACGACACCGGCGAGGTTCTCGTCAGCGTTGACATCTCCGCTAAGACCGCTACTTTCACGGGTCTTTCTGGCGTTGATGCCGGCGACTGGGTTGTCAACACTGGTGTCACGATGGGCGGCGCTGCGATCACCTCGAAGGCGACTGAGGACGCCACGCAGGAGATCCACGGCCTTGAAGACATCATCTCGGACGGTTCCAGCACTGCTGGTACTTCTGACGGTCAAGCTCCGGCTTGGCTTCACGGCATCGACGGTTCGGCTAACAGCACCTGGCAGTCTTACCAGGTCGCAGCTTCGGCTGCCCCGACCGACTCGGTGTTTGAGGAAGCCATGAACGAGGTTGAACTTGTTGGCGGCAACGAGCCGGACCTTATCATCACCAGCCACAAGGCAAAGCGTGCGTACGCTGCGACCTTGAAGAGCCAGAAGCGTTACCAGAACACTGTTGAACTGAAGGGCGGCTTCTCTGCTCTTACCGTTCAGGCTGGTAGTGGCGAGGTTCCGTTGTGGGCTGAGCGTGACTGCCTCGATGACGTTGCGTTCCTTGTGAACACTTCGCACCTCACCCATTGGGTGATGAGCGACTGGTCGTTCATGGACCGTGACGGTTCGGTGCTGAGCCGTGTTGCCAACACCGACGCCTACGAGGCTACGCTGTACAAGTACCATGAACTCGGTACTGACAAGCGTAACGCTCACGGCAAGCTGACTGGCCTTACCGTCTGATTCTGAGGGCGGGGCTTCGGCCCCGCCCCTGAATCCCTACTATGAAAGGAGGGCCTGATGGCTCTCACTATTGCAAAGACGGCTAGCGGCGTGATGGGCGACAAGCGCTACTACATTGGTACGGTTGCGTTTGACAACTCGTATCCGACTGGTGGCGAGGCGATCACTGCTGCGGAGCTGGAGTTCCAGTCTGCGGTTGACGCTGTCATTATCAACGCTCAGTCTTCGCTGGTTCCGACGAAGGTTGTTTCGTACGACCCGTCTACCGGTAAGCTGGTCATTAACGTCGAGGACGGCACGTCCGGTATTATGGCTGAGGCGGGTAACGCTTCGGATCAGTCCGGCGTGGTGGACGTTCAGTTCATCGCTTTCGGCGAGTGACATAGTCGGACCCGACATCCAGATGGAGCCCGCCCTTCGGGGCGGGCTTCTTCGGTTATGGTAGGATGTTGGCATGCCCCCGCATGCTGCACATTTGTGCGTTTCTCCTGATGGCCGTTTGGCGTATTTGTCTGTGCATAAGAACGCTTCGACTACGTTGAACTTTCATTTTCAACGCAGGTTGGGGTGGGGTCGTGCGTGGCCGGAGTGGTTTGGTCAGGCGTCCGGGTTGAAGGATCGGGTTGTTGATCCGGACCCGGAGGAGGTGTTGGTGGTTACTCGCCGGGACCCTGACCGGTTCTTTTCTGGGTTGGCGACGATTGATTATTCTCATGATTGGGCTGCGGCCCCGTGGGATGATCCGCATTTGTGGCCGTTGGGTAGGTTTCTCGCGCAGTGGCAGCAGTTTGAGGATCGGTTTGTGTTTGTTGATATTGACGATATTAATGGTTGGCTGGTGGGGCACGGGTTGCCTCCGACGGATGACCGGTTGAATGTGAGGAAGTTGTGAGTGAGCCGATTGTGTTTGATCCTCGGCAGCAGGTGGCGGATCGTTTGATTCGTCCGTTGCGTGAGGGTAAGCCGGAGTTGGGTTGGTCGGGTGATCCGTTTTTGGTGTTGGTGTTTGAGCGGATTTCGCAGCGGTGGGAGTTGTGGCGGAATGAGCCGGCGCCGGGGTTTCCGGATCGTCATGTGTTGGTGTCGAGGGGTCCGGTGGGGCAGGATATTAATG